CTACAGAACACTCTTCCATAAATTCTGCCTGTATAGTGATATTTTCTTTAAGTTTTTGGTGTTCATATATCTTGTTGGCTATTCTATCATCAAACGACAAATAACCTCGTTTTATAGCCTCTACAAGTCTTAAATAGCACTCTGCCTTCAAATTATATGCTGCTCTACCATATAACCCTATTGGTTGTCTATATGATACAAAAGGTATAGCGTCTGGAATATAGTCGTTGATATATGTACCACGAATAGCATCATATATAATATGTGAGTCTGCTATATTATGGTCGGCTGCAAACATCTGTAATCTCTCCGCATTCATTCGGGGAGTCGTTTGACCTAAAATCAATATGTCTTCTATATGAAAGCCATTCCACGCTATTGCTAAAAAGTTGTCTGTACCTGTGTCCGCTAAGTCGCAAGTAACCCATTTGTCGCCATTTCGTTGAGGGTCGTTCATAAATACCTCGTTAGCAACATCTGATGGTATTGGAGCATTTTCATCTTCACTCGGTGATACATTCCAATTACCTTCCAATAATTGTTGAGCATTTCTACCACCCATTACGGCTACCGAACCTGCATACCCTTTATTGTTCCCTATCGAAGCCTTATTTTCTGACATCTTACCAAGATAAAATGTGAAAGATTTAATCATATCTTCGTAGGTAGCAGTACCAGTTGAGCCGTTGATTTTAGCCAAAGTTCTATCAATAGTAACTTTACACTTTTGATAAACCTCTTTCTTTGTATCTCCCCAAACTACATCATTGACAGTTTCGCCATTCATAAAGAAATAGCGAACTACACCCTCTCTCTCTGGAATGATAAAACCATCTGCGCCAATATACCAATCTAAGAATTTACGCAACCAATGATTTCTATCTGGGTTGGTTGTCATTCTAACACGACCAGTCCAAGAAGCCGTACCACGATTACGAGTATAGATTGCAGAAAAACATTCCCAAGTAAAACCAGTTCCTTCGTCAAAATAAATAAAGTCATATTGACGACCTTTAAATCGTTGCAATACTTTTTCTCTTGATTGGTCTGCAACGTGGGTAACATCTATTTTTGCTCCTGTTTTCTTAAATGTTACTCTTGGTTCACCAGACTCACCAACATCTACTTCACTGCCATATATTTCTTTAAAAGTATCGAGGATACCACCACATGCCCTCGCATCGGCTAAGTTATTACGCAAAAATAATCCTCTAAATCTACCATCAGTGGAAGCAGGCTCGGCGACAGAGAGAACAGCAGAAAAGGTGTTGTGTGTAGTAACAAAATCATCAATTATATACAAATGTTCTTTGTCGGCAACAGAAATACATTGCATTTCGGTTTTTCCTTTCTGTGTTATAGATGTTATTTTTATGTGGTCATAATGTCTTTTATTTGATAATTCAGAACCTTTTTTAAGTTTGCTAATGTGTTTTTTACTTGATACAATAATATCCGTTGTCCGTATATAGATATTCCAATGTGTTTTCTTAGTATATTTGTAATGTCTTTTATCTTCGGAAGCAGATACAATATAACCAAGACTTCTACATAAGTGCATAAAATCATTTTTTAGTTTTTCACTTGTAGTCGAAAAATAGTATTTATTATTTTCCTTAACACATCCATCTGTGTCCATTAGCCCTTTTAATAAGTCCAACCTCTGTTCAATAGAACCAAAGAGATATTCTTTTGGTATTAACTTATTGTAAGAATAAGTCATCAATCCATTGTCTTGAAGATATTTGCGATATTCACGATATTCTTGAATGTAAAAGTATTTAGTATTATTATATGGTGTTCTTTTAATTTTATCGCAATTAACAAGTGTTCTAACTTTTTCTATGATGTCTTCTTCTGTGTTTGATATTGCAATATAAGCCCCATTAGTATCGGTTAGGCACCCATCTCCAATAAGAACACCTAAAACATACGGTGGAATAAGATACTCTTTTTTTGCGAAATCTATTTTGTTGTTTATTGGGAGAAAAAAATCTCGACCATTGTTTATGCCATCAATAAGTTCTATTGTAGTGGCGATAATATTATTTTTATCCTTTCCCTTTCGATAGCGTTCTAAAGTATATTTATCTCTTACCATCCAAAGATGGTCTTCTCCGCATTCGCTTTTTCTCCCATCTGAAGTTTCTATAATATAAATATCTTTTTCTCCTTGAGGGAATACACCTGTAACTGTAGTTATTCCGTTAAACGGAGTGCATACCTCATCACCTACTTTAATATCGCTATTTAGTTTCCAGCCATTAGGAGTAAGAATATGCGAATATAAAGGAATACATTTTCCACAATTTAACACGCCCCCACCAATAACGCAATCGACATTACTTCTTACGAATTTTTCTTGAAATCCTGCTTGTGGTCGTATTATCTTAGTTTGTTCTGCCATACATTATTTATTTTAATGCAAAAGTACAACATATTTATTAGTTATGCAACTAAAAAACATTAAAGTTGTTTCGATACGAAATAACTATACATAAAAAAATTTGGTGGATTTTCCATAATGTTGTAATTTTGTGCGTGAATTACTATAAATAAACACTATATATATGAAATTTACTAAAGACGAAGCCTACAAAGAACTTGTAGCAAGGATGACGGCAAAGGGAGAAAAACTCAATTTGTCGGAACGCAGTGTAAATGAGCAATTAGAAACACTAATCTCATTGATTGCAAATGAGGAAATGGAATTGACCGATTTCGTAGAAAAGGTTTTACCCGTAGTAAAAACAACCGATGCAAATGTACGCAATGATGTTTCAAAAGGTATTAAAGACTACACGGACAAAAATCCTTACAAACAAATCGAGCCTCAAAACCCAACTCCTCAAAACGAGCCTGATACTAAAACCGACTTTGAGAAGCGTTTAGAGGCATTAGAGAAACGAAATCAAGAGTTAGAACTTAAAGCACTCACCGAAACAAAGAAAGCAAGTTTGCGTGCGTATTTGAAAGAGAAAGGTGTAGCGAATGAGGAATGGATTGATTTGATGTTGACCGAGGTTGCTATTTCGGGAGAAACGGAAATTGAGCAAAAAGGCAATACTCTTGTTGAAATGTACAATAAAATGTACGCTAATATGCCGAATGACACTACTCCAAAAGGAAGTGGAGGTTCAAGTCAAGATAGTAAATTGAGCGAGAAAATCAAGGCTGCTGCCGAATTGGCAAAAGCACAACAACTTATTTAACAATTTAATTTTTTAGTAAAAACTTAATTATGAGCGAATTTATTGGAACTTTTAGAGGTGCAATCCTCAGTCAAGGTAAAGGTAATATCGGTGGCGCACGTTCAGTTTTTGCAAAATTCAAAGGCATTAAAAATGAACTCGTATATCCTTATAATGGTGGTATGATTGTTAATGCTCCTAAAGGCGAGGGCTTCAAATTTTTTGCTGGCGACCTTATGGAATTTCGCACTAATGAAAAATATGCTAACCCAGAGGTTTACCTTTTGAAAACTTATTTGGTAGAAAGTGTTAGTGGTTCTACCGTAAATATCGTAAAAGACGGTTACAAACACGTACCATTCGTAGGCGACAAACTTGGTGTTGCTCCAGAGGAAATCGGTGGTGAAATGACATCGGCTACTATCACCGCAGTTAAAACTGCTAAAGTTGGTGAAGTTGAAGTATGGGCTTGTACAATGAATAGCGCACTTACCGCAGAGAAAGGTGACGTGTTGGTAGAAGCAGGCGAAGATGGCAAAATGCTTGTTAAAGCAATCAACGCATTTGCAGATTGTGATGGTGATATGCCTTACGTTGGTGCAACATCTGCCGATGATTTTGAAAAAGCAAAATATTTCTATACTCCTGCCGTAGGTGGTGTTTACATTTATATTCACAAAATGTCTCCACTTCCAGAATGCGTGTTGGCGGTGAATAAATCTCAATTCAATGGTTTGTATAAATTGCCTACTGTAGGTTAATAAAATAAGGAGGATTAAACAATGAAATTTGAAAATAGTGATTATAATAAAATTTGGAAAAGTAACGAAGGTCGCAAAGTCCTTGAAATGATTTTGTCGGAAGAGGGCTTTATCAAACCTAACTATACTTTCTATCTTGAAAAATTCCGCA